GCCTGGAGCTGCTCGGGCTGAAGATCGAGGACCCCAAGGCCGATGTTAGCGGCAGTTCAGCTCCGGTCGAGGGCATGAGCAAGGTGCGCGATCCGGTTTTGACGGAGGCGATCGTACGCGGACAGGCCAACGCGATCGGTGAGTTCCTGCCGGCGGCCGGGCCAGTCAAGATCGAGGACACGGGCGACGATCCGCGTGACGATCTCGCTGACGTACTGGAAAAGGATTTCAACCATTACTTGACGCAGATCGCGACGGAATATTACCCCGACACAAAACGCATGCTGGCCTGGGTGTATTTTGGCGGGTTCGGTGTGAAGAAGGTCTACAATTGCCCCTTAAGGCGCCGGCCGGTCTCCGAGAGTATCGAGGCGCAGAACTTCTTGGTCTCCAACGCGGCCACCGACATTCTCAATGCCGATCGCGTCACGCATATCGTCGAGATGCGGCAAGCTACCTTCCGGCGCATGGTGGCGATGGGGCACTATCGCGATGTCGCGGCGCCGCAACCAGTTGGGACGACCGATCCTGTCACAGGCAAGATCGAGGACATCCAAGGGGTGCGCAAGGACCAGACGCGCCCCGAGGATCAGCCTTATACGTTGTACGAAGTTTGCTGCGATCGTGATCTGCCGGACCTGGAGCCAGAAACCTTTGCGCTCAAGGGCAAGGGCGTGCCGCTGCCTTATCTTGTGACCATCGAGAAGGACAGCCGGCGCATCCTGGCGGTCAATCGCAATTGGGACGAGGACGACGAATATTGCACGATCCGGCGCCGTTACGTCGTGTGGGATTTCGTGACATGGCTCGGCTTTTACGGCATCGGCATGTTGCACTTGATCGGCAACCTGACGAATGCTTGCACCGCCATGTTGCGCGAGGCGATCGACTGCGGGCAGATGGCCAATTTCCCTGGTGGGGTCGCGGCCAAATCACCAGCCGCTAAGCAGGACTCCAATCAAATTGTTGCCGGTGCCGGCCAGTTCGTCCCGATTGACCTTGGCAGCGTGGACGATATTCGCAAGGTGATCATGCCATTTCCGTACAAGGACGTGACGCCGGGCTTCGTTCAGGTCATTGGGATGACGCGCGGCTACGCCCAAAAGCTCGGCGGCACGGCGGACTTGCCGATCGGCGAGGGCAAGCAGGATGCTCCGGTGGGCACAACCTTGGCCCTGATCGAGCAAGCGACGAAGGTCGAGTCTGCCGCCCATAAAGGGATGCATCAGGCACAGAGTGAAGAGTTCCAGCTGCTGGTCGAGCGGTTTCGCGAGGACCCGGAGGCGCTTTGGCGATTTCGCCGCCAGCGCCGCGGCAAGCAGATGACGACGACATGGGACCGCGCCAAGCTGCTGCAGGCGCTCGACGACTATGACCTCGTGCCGAAGGCTGACCCGAACACGCCGAGTCATTTCCATCGCATCATGAAGGCGGTCGCCCGTCTGCAGCTCGCCCAGGGGGCTCCCCCTGGTGTGTTCAATCTGATGGAGGTCTACCGCGAGGCGCTACGTGTGCTCGGCGATGCGCGGCCGGAGAAGTACCTTGCGCCGCCGCCCGACCCGAATGCCCAGCCGCAGCCGAGCCCGCAGGACCTTATCGCGCAGGCCAAGCTCAAGGATGCTCAGACTAAGGCGCAGCAGGCCGCCGTCGACGCGCAGGGCAAGCAGCAGGACATGGCGAGTAAGGCGCTCGACCGGCAGAGTAAGGAAAAGATCGCGGACACCGACCTCGCCCGCGAATTGGTCATTCATGCCAACGACGTTGGCACGGCGCAGCGTGAGCACGAGATGGAACTCGCCGGGCAGCAGATGGATTTTGTCGGCCAGCAGCATAAGCAGGCGATGGATATGGCAGGCCACGACCTTGCGTTGCGCCAGCATGCGCTCGATGCTACACAGGCAGCGCACGAAGCGGTGATGGATGTTCACGCAGCGAGCCAGCCGCCAGGGCCTCAGCAATGATCAAGCGAGACCGTACCCGCCACGTTTTAGGGGAGTCTGGTCCGCACGCCTATCATCGTACTGTCGAATGGAGATGGCAGACTATGGCGCATCAATTCCACGCGCATCGCGCGCATAAAGTCGAGCACGATCGTGCCCGCCGTCTTGCCGGGGGCAAGCTCAAGTATGCCAGTGGTGGTGGCGTTCCCTCCGGCGAGGAGGATGCGAGCCACGAGAGCGACCGCGAGGTTGCCTCGGACAAGATGCACCGCAAGCTGACGGCCAAGGCGCACCTCAAGCGCGGCGGTCATGCCGACGGCAAGCGCGCTAAACACCGGATGGATCGCGCCAGACGGGCCCGTGGTGGCCGGGCGGAGCACGGTGACGAGGCCGAGGACCGCGCTATGATCAAGGGCATGGTCAAGCCTGGGGCGCTTAAGCGGGCCCGTGGTGGGCGTGCTGGGGGCAAGAAGGGTCACACCACCGTCAACATATCCATGGGACATCCAGGACTCTCCCAGGGGCTCGGACCAGCTCCCAACTTGCCGCCGCCCGCGCCTATGCCTGCGCCTGTGGCGGCGGCGCCTCCTGGTTTGCCGGCCGGAGGTCCACCGATGCCGATGCGTCCGCCGATGCTTCCTCCTGGCGGTCCCCCTGTGCCGGTTCGAGCTAAAGGCGGGCGCGTCGGTGTTCGCGATCACGGTGTTCGCGATCAAGGTCCTGGGGACAAGATGCCGAAGCAGCCGCCTGGATGGCGAGAGGGCGAGAAGCGCAAGACACGGGTTGCGCATACCGATGGCAAGACGGACGGCAAGGACATCGGGCGCGGGCCGGTCATCACCAGGGCCCGAGGTGGCCCGATCGTGCCCTATGGACAAAAGCCGGCGAAGCCAATGTCGGCGCCTGTGACGGGGAGCGGCATCGTAGCTTACGGGCAGAAACAGGTCTCGCCTAAAGTGCCGCATATGAGGGCTGGCTCGAAGTCAGGCGTCGGCCGGCTGGAGAAGGCTCATATGGCCTCACGCGGAGCTGCGCCGTAATGAATAACTTCGACGGCACGTTCGCGCGGCGTCTCTACGGCAAGATCGAGGCGGAGAGAATCCGCCGGACGGCTGTGCTGCTTGATGGCAAGGCCCAGGACCTCGCCGAGTACCGTGGACAAGTCGAGTTTATGAAGGCACTGACCTATGTGATCGACTTGATGGACGCCACGCAAAAGTCGTTGTCGCATCCTGACCCACGGGAAAGAAACGTTGCATGAAACTAATTGAGGACGAGCTGCAAGACGTGTTGGCACAGGCGCCTGCCGGTGACGAGGTGTTCGTATCACGCCGATTGCTCGAAAAGGTGCTGCACGAGATCGCATTGATGCGCTCGGTCTCCGGCGTCGTCACGGAGGGGGAGTCTTTCGACGACATTGCGGCCCGCGTTGGTCGCCATCCCAAAGAGGAGAAAGAGGAGAAAGCATGAGCACAATTGAGCCGACTGTTGGGCGGGTCGTATGGTTCACGCCCGGCCCGGACTTTCATCCGAGCATATTCAAGGCACACAAGCCGCCGTTCGCGGCCCATGTCGCCCACGTCAATGAGGACGGCGCCGTCAATGTGATGGTGATTGGGCCGGCCGGCGAGCCTGTGCTGGGGGCCCAAGGCGTCAAGATCATACAGGACGGCGATGAGCCGCCCTTTGTCATCAATTCGGATAGCACCAAGACCGCGCTGTCGTATTGCGAATGGATGCCCTACCAAAAAGGGCAAGCCGCCAAGGCAGAAGCAGCAGCAACAGCGGCGGCCGCAACTGCAGGAAATCCGTCCTGATGCCCGCGCTCCGTGCCGTCCATAAGACCGACCCGCGCGAGGACCTGATGAAGCAGGTCGGCGACATTTCGGACCATGAGCTGTTCCATAACGCGGTTATGGTAGCGATCTATCTGCGGCCTAAAACGGTCATGCTCGGCGGCAAAGAGTTCGAGCTGACCGACTCGACGCGAAAGGAGGACGAATATCAAGGCAAGGTCGGTCTCGTTATCGGTAAGGGGCCGAGTGCTTTTGTTCCGGGCGATGACACGGATTTCGCCGGCATGAGCGTCAATGTCGGTGATTGGATCGTGTTTCGCGCCAGCGACGGGTGGCCCATCACGCTGGTTCGTGGTGATGGCCCCAAGGATCATGTCTTATGTCGCGTGATGACCGAAAAAGACATCCGCATGCGGATACCGAGCCCCGATTACGTATGGTGACGGCTCATGCCTGAGATGACGTTCACGATTCCGGCCGACGACTTTGTGACGGACAGCAACGAGGCGCCGCGCCCGAAGGAGTCTAGCCCGCCCGAAGGCCTGAAGGCGCTGCAGGACCAGATTGCGACGCTGACGCGTGAGCGCGAAGACGATCGCAAGCGTGTCCAGGCTGAGACGGATGGCCGGCGGCAAGCGGAAGAGCGCGAACGCCGAGAACGCGCGGCCGCGACGCAAGCTCGTGCCGACGCCGATGCAGCGCGCAAGGACAGCGCCGGTTCGCAGCGGGTGGCGCTCGACAACGCGATCGCGACGACGACAGCGGCGCTCGACAGCGCAGAGGCGGCCTATGCGGCGGCGTTCGATGCTGGCAAGGCTATGGACGCAGCGAAAGCGCAGCGGATGATGGCGGAGGCGGCGGCGCAACTCCACCAGCTCAATGCCGGCAAGCAGGCGCTGGAGGACGAAGAGGCGGCAGCGAAAAGGACTCCTCCGAGAAATGATGTTCAGCCGACCGAACAGGAAGCGTTCGACACCCATGTACGTAACATGCGGCTGCCGCCGCGCGCCGAGCGCTGGATTCGCGATCATCCGGAATACGTCAAGGACGACAACAAGCGCGCGTTGCTGATGCGGGCCCATCATTTTGCCCAGGCCGACGGTTATGTGTTCGACAGCGATGCCTATTATCGGTTTCTCGACGAGAAGCTCGGCCACACCAATGACGGGAGCGGCACCGATGACGATCGCGGCCGCAAGCAGCAGCAAGAGGAGAGGCGCATGCCGGTATCGGCGCCCGTATCGCGCGGCACCACTGGCAACGGCAGTGGGGGCGGCGACAACAACAGGGTGTCGCTGAACGAGGCCGAGCAAGCGCGGGCGACGGATGGCACGCTCGTTTGGAACTACGACGATCCTGACAAGAAGTTCAAGAAGGGCGATCCGATCGGTGTCCGGGAGTACGCCCGGCGTAAGGCGATCATGATGAAGGAAGGGCGTTACAACACGCCCTATGCGTAGGTGCTGCGATGACTATGACAATGGACGAAAAGATGTCAGCGCTTCGGGCCGCCAAGGTGGCGAAGCAAGAAGCTCGTGAGGCGGTGCAACGTGAGGGACTGGACATCGACGGCAATGCGACGGCTCCGCCGGAGTCCGCGCAGGCGGCGAAGGTCATCGGCGACGGTGGGCCGGAGAACGCGGCAGCTATGCCTCCGCAGGGGCTGACGCGCGCGCAGGCGGCGGCGCGGCGGGCGGAGTTGGCTAAGGCCAAGCGTCCTCGTAAGAGGCCCGCGCCGGCACCGAAGCCGGCGCAGAAGGAGACCTCGATCGAGGAGCGCATGCTCAGCGTGCTGCGCCAGACGGGGCTGATCGGTAAGGACGGCAAGGTGGCGCCTGCCTACCGTGGTCCCACGAGGGTCGAGTCTCGCGTTGAACCGCGGCGGGTCACCGCTCTCAACCGCGCCGGTCAGGTGGTCAGCCGCACCCAGTCGGATGGGATGGACAAGTTCCACATTGACCGTGATGAAATCCCGGATGGATGGGATTACAACTGGAAGGACCTGAACGTCATTGGCCGGGATTTCGGCCATATGAACAGTTATTTGGCCAACGGCTGGGAGATGGTCCCGGCATCACGCTATCCTGGCCGGTTCGCGCCTGCGAGCGCAGGCGACGCGGCGATCGTGATCGACGGGCTGATGCTCATGGAACGGGCCAAGGTGCTGAGTCTCGATGCCGAAGATCACGATCGGCGCAAGGCGGATGACCTCATTCGGGTCCGCAATGAGCAGTTCGAGCCGAAGGGATTGCCGGGCGCCCGGAGCGATCGATATCGCGGCACGAGGCTGACGGCGAAGCGCGCCATTGAGCGGATGCCGGCCGACATCGACCCGCCCTCTTATGAAACCGTATGACATGCGCGCTTGACAGGCGTAGGGGCGATTAGGTAAAGGGCAATTCAGCCTGACCTCGATAGGCGCTGCCCGAGCGGCGTGACAGGTAGACGTGGCTCCTCCGCTCATAAGCGCGCGATGCGCCGAGCGAGTCGACCCGCACGATGCCGGGTCGAGCACCACCCTCTGATAGTCCAACCCGAGCGGAGGCTCGACCGGCGAGGACGCACCCTGACAACACAGGGAGCCCTCGCTCATGGCGAATGTCCTCACGCCCTTTGGGTTCCAGCACGTCGGTTATATGGAGGGCGTCACGCCGTCCTACGGCTTTCGTAAGCGCCGCATCGCGCTTGGCAATACAAACCCGATTTTTCACGGCGATCCGGTCGTCTCGCTCAGCACCGGTTACATTGCCCAGGCGTCGTCGAACACGGTGCAGGTCGCCGGTGTTTTTGAGAGCTGCGAATATGTGAGCGTCAGTCAGCAAAGGAAAATCAGATCTTGGTATTGGCCGGGGTCTGACGCGCAGTTCGACGTTGACTGTTATATCATCGACGCGGCCGGTGCGTATTTCAAGGCGCAGGCGAACGGCATCCCGATTTTGCTGACTAGCGTAGGCAACAACGTCGGCTTTTTCATTGCTACCGGCGGCTCGACGGCTCCGGTCGCCGGCTCTGGCCAGGGCAACACCGTCAACCAAATCAGCGGCTCGCTGCTTGACTCCAGCCAACACCAATGGCGGCCAGCCGGCGACGACGGCAACGCTACCGTTCCGAATCGTTCGCTTGTTCTCGGACGACATGGTCGTTGGCAACCCGGCGCTGGGCGGCACGCAGTTCAACGGCGCCGACCAGAACACGAACTTCAACATGGCGATCGTGACGTTCAACAACGTCGACTCTAAGTCGCTGACCGGCATCTAACCGGCATCTAACCGGCATATAAAGCGGGGAACTGACCCATGCCTATCGCCCTTGGTGCCCTTCGCAGCGAACTCCTGCCGGGACTATTCGACGTTCGCGGCTCATACGACATGATCCCGCGGCAGTGGGATAAAATTTACAAGACTCGGCGGTCGAACATGGCCGTCGAACGTTCGACCCAGATGGCGTTTTTGGGGTTGCCGTTCCTTAAAGGCGAGGGTGCAGCCACTCAGTTCGACAATCAAGCTGGCGAGCGCTGGGCGTGGAATATCGAGGCCTTCGAGGTCGGGCTTGGCTACGCGATGACGCGCAAGGTCATCGACGACAATCTATACCGGGCCCAATTCAATCCGACCAACCTGAAAATGCAGGAGGTCTTTGCCCAGTTCAAAGAAATCCAGGCGGCGTCGGTCCTCAATACCGCGACCGTGGTCATCCCAGGGCTCGGCGGCGACAACGTGCCGTTCGCCTCGGTGTCCCATCCTGTTGACGGCGCAACTTATGCCAATCGTTTCGCGGTTGACGCTTCGCTCAATGAGGCGAGCCTTCTGCAGGCTCAGGTCAACGTCCGCACTGGCTTCGTCAACGAGCGCAACGTCAAGATTTTGGCCAGGGCGCGACAGCTCATCGTGCCGCCGGCTTTGGAGCCTGTTGCGATCCGGTTGCTCAAGACGGAGCTGCGGCCCGGTTCGGCGGACAACGATGTCAACGCTATCCTCTCGACCGGAGGCGGCCTGCCGGAGGGCTACATAGCGTTGGACTTCCTCACCTCGAACTTCGCGTGGTTTGTCAAAACCAACATCGAAGGATTGCTGCACATTCTGCGCATCCCGTTCGAGATGGACATGTGGGTCGATAACATCACGGACAATCTGCTGGTTAAGGGCTATGAACGCTACGTATTTGCTTACAACGACCCCCGCGTGATGTATTTCTCGTTCCCGACCAACTGAGCCGAGATGACAGCCAAAGGACGCATAAGACATGGGTGAGTCAGTCTTTCGCGGCCCGGCCTACTCCATTGGCTCCGTCATCGACGGTCGCGTTGAGGTGATGGACGGGCCGGGCCTGACCTACCAGGGCGATGGTCTGCCTGATCCGCGGTTTTGGCCCTCGCGCAAGGACGGTTTGTATGCCGGTCGCGTGCCGGTGTTTCTCAACAGCCCTTATTTTGTTTTGGCTGACAATATCCCGCAGGCGACAGGTACGGCGAACATCGCTGCGCTGGCGACGCTCGCTGGCATCAACACCAATTTTACGCTCGCCGCGGGTGCGCTTGCGCAAGCGAACGGAACGACCGCCGGCAATCCAACGATGGCTCCTGGTGTGCCTCTTGTGCCGCTGGTACAGGCCACGGCGGCAGGTACGCCTATCGGCTCGTTCAACTGGACGGGAGTGCCGACGACGGCGCTGGCGCTCGATTTCGGCTTCACGACTGGGACAACCACGGCCGCCTCGGCAAATATCACCGTCAATGACGCGACGCTGTTTTCGCCCGGCCAATGGGTTGCAGTCGGCGGCGCCGGCAATGCCGGCAAGACCGCGCCGATGGTGGCGTATGTTTCGGCTATCAATATCGCCACCAACGTCATCACGATGGCTGGTGGTTCGCTCAATGGTATCGCCGCGGCCGCGGTGACCAACGCGCCGATCGGCAACATGGCGGGGCCGGACGGTGCTGTGCAGCCGCTTGGGTCGATACCGAACAGTGTGCAGCCGTACCTCAATGGCGGTCTGGGAAACTTTTTCAACCCGCCAGAAGCGGTCACTCGCTGCCTGTCTGTCACTGGGGTCGCGGGCGGCGTCGGTGGCGCCGGCAATATTTTCATCGCCAGGGGCTTTGATGTCTTTGGCCAACCGATGACTACGACCATCAATGGTCCTGTCGGTGCGACCACTGTCTATTTCCCGAAGGCGATGAAATATCTGACCTCGGTTGGGTCTGGTGGCACCTTCACCGACACGACGCACACTTATTCGGTCGGTCTTTCCGACACGTTTGGCTTCAATGTGCGCAGCGACAGATACGAATATGTCCAGGTGTTCTGGAACGGGACCTATTTCACGACCGGGGCCAATGCGTGGGTCGCGGCAGTGAAGACCAGCCCTGCGACAACCTTGACCGGCGACGTGCGCGGGACGTTTCAGACCGGGTCCGCCGGGACGCTGACTGGCGGCGGCGGGGCGGCGAGCAATGGCACGACAACGCGTTTGTTGATGGCTATGACCGTGCCGCTCTACAATGATCTGTTCGCCACGCCTCTTAATCCGGTGCCGCTCGTAGGCGTCGTGCAGGCGTAAGGAAAGGACCTCTCCGATGCGAGGCAAGACCCACGAGAAGCACCACGCCGCCCATATGAGGCGCGCGCGTGGAGGCGGCGTCAGCGAGCACGAGAACATCCCGGTTGTCTCCGGCAACCCGCCGGTCATCAGGGAAGCCGAGAAGCACAAGCGCGGCGGCAAGGTGAAGCGCAAGCGCGGCGGCCCCGTCGAGGGCAAGCATATGCGCCATCGGTTCGATCGTCCTGGGCGCAAACGCGGCGGTCGCGTCGGTGCCGACAAGTCGCCTTTGACCGAGGCTCATTATTCGAGCGAGAACGAGGGGCCGCAGCCCAAGACCGAAGAGGGCGGGCTGTCCGCGTTCAAGCGTGGCGGCGGCGTCAAACACCACCACGAGCACCACGGCGACATCGAGCACCACGAGGAGCACCATCACTACAAGCGCGGCGGCAAGGCGCGTCGGGCCCGAGGCGGGCATGTAAGTGAGCACACGGCCCATCCGGGAGCGCACCACCGGGAACGGTGAGGGAGGCGTCCCAGGAAATACGCGGACATAGACCAGGGGTTCCGGAGTACTGCAGGGCGAGCGGTGGCCGGTTGACGGCGGCCAGGCGGCAGTCGCTCCCCAAGTCGAGTTTTGCGCTCCCAGGGAAGGGCGAGGGACCAAAGGGCGCCGGCGCCGGGTCCTATCCTATCCCGGACAAGTCCCACGCCAGGAATGCCCTGGCCCGCGTCTCACAGCACGGCAGTTCGGCCGAGAAGGCCAAGGTCAGGGCAGCCGTGCACCGCAAGTTCCCCGGTATCGGCCAGAGCGGCGGCTAGGAAACCACGTAGGAAGCTCGCCCATGCGTTCTTCGCGCCGGATGGTGTCCCACAGCGCCCCGGGCGTAAAGCGCCCGGGCGGGCTTCCGGCGTGTCTGGCGGGGTGATCGTCTAAGTCTCTTGCTGACTATGTAGAAAAGCGAGGCTGAGCCATGGGCTTACCTCATTCGCTTACAAAGCAATTGGCTGCGTCGAGCGCCAATAATATAGCCCTATCGCAGTCGCCGGGGGCCGGAGCGATCTTGCTGAATGGCGCGACGGCTGCCGGCGCTGGTGCGATCACGTCGTTCGGCGCGGTCACGGCCGGCTCGGGCTACTCCCCAGGCGTCTATCGCAATGTGCCTTTGACGGGCGGCACCGGAACCGGCGCCATGGCGAATTTCATAGTGAACGCGAGCGGCGGCGTTCAATCGGTCTCGATCTCGTCGAATACGGCGGCCGCGCTCCTTGGCGTGCCGCAGACCGGCACCGGCTATCTGACCAGCGACACGCTCGGCGTCAGCGCTGCGAATTTGAGCTTGCCTGGGACAACCGGAGGCTCGGGCTTCGCGGTGTCTCCGGCGACAATCACGGCCGCGGTGGCGACGCTCGACACGCAGCGCCGCGTTATCGTCACCAGCGGCGGCGTCGACACCGGGATCACCTTCACGGTGAACGGGGCCGGCGACAACGGCAACGCGATCAGCGACACGTTTACTGGCGCCAGCGGCGCGGCGGCGCAGTCGAACCTCGACTTCAAGACCATTACGAGCGTGACGCACACGGGCTCGGTCGCCACCACGGTCACTATCGGCACCAACACCGTGGGCTCGACGCCCTGGCAGCTCGTCAACTGGCATGCGATGCCGTTCAACATCGAGTTGTCGGGCTACGTGTTGACGGGCGTCACGGTGAACTGGTCCTGGCAGTACACCTACGACGATCCTAACAATCTGCCGGCGGGCATCGCCTTCCCGGCGGTGTACAATCATCCGACGCTCAACAGCCAGACGGGTTCGCTCGATGGCCCGATGAATGATCCTTGTGCCGCGGTGCGTCTCACCGTAAACAGCGGGACGGGACTCGTGCGCGGGCAGTGGATCGAATCCGGCCTGAGTGCCTCGGGAGCCTGATGATGATTATGGATAGACATATCATCGGGTTGGTTGTCGCCGCCGTCATGGCGGGGCTGGTCATTCTGGGGTTCGTAGCCTACGTGCGCGGGCAGCCGATCGGCACCAACACGACGCTGGCCATCCGTCCCACGAGCTCGGTCGCGGTGTTGGGCACGACCTGCACGGCCGCCCAGCGCGGCCAGATGTACATGGTGACCGATCAGGCGGCGGCTCCGGTTGCGCTGGCGGTCGTGGCTGGCGCCGGAGCGGTGACGGTCGGCGTGACCTGCAACGGGGCGAATTGGATCATCGAATGAGCGAACCTGTCGGCACCAGCGGCGGCGCGGCGAGAGGTCCGAGCGATCTTGAGATTGCCATGGGCGGCGGGAAGCGTTTCGCGGCCCGGCTGGAGCAACTCGCGGATGCCAAGGAATTGCATGACGATGCCGCGGAACGGCATCAGCAGGCTTTGTCCGATTTGAACCTGGGGCAGGATGTCGTTACAGCCAACCAAACAGCGCAGGCGAAGCTCGCCGAGGCCGAGCGCACGCTGGCCAATGCCCAGAAGCGCGGCGCCGAGATCGAGGAAAAGGGGACCGCGGCTGCGGTGCAGATCGGCAAGCAGGCGACGAAAGAGGCCGAGGCCAAGATTTCCGAGGCGCAGCAGAACGCCGCAGCGATGACGGCCGAGGCCGAGGCGCTGATGAAGGCGGCGACCGAGACCAAGGCCCAAGCCGATGCCCTCATGGTTTCTGCCAAGCAGGCAGACGAAGAGGTCAAGCTCGCCGAGGCCGCCGTTGACAGGCTCGAAGCGCGGACCAAAGCCGATCGCGACTATGTCCAGCAGATGCGGGGCAAGCTTTGCGATCTCCAAGACTACATTGATCGCGCGCTGCGCGATATTGGATAACTGTCCGTCCCGACAGTAAGAGGAGCACGCGATGCGCTACGAGATGCAGAAGCAAAAGCCGCGGGTATGGTGGGAACTCGCGTTGCAGATTCAGCAGATGGCTGGCTTTACCGCGCCCGTCTTGGTTTCGGCGACCACGACCACCTTCAAGACCAGCGGTGCGTTGTGGGTCGGCGCGACGGCCCGCCGGTTCCAACTCTACGAGGTGGAGTTCGGTCAAACCGGTACCCTCTCGACCAGCGTTGATTGCCAATGTCACTGGAATCTGTCGCGCATCTTCACGACGGCGACGATGACCGGCACGTCTGTGGGTGCGGACTTACTCGACCCGGCCGACGTGGCGGCGGTGACGCAGTTCATGAATGCGCAGACCGCGGAGCCGACTTATACCCTGGTAGGCACTGGTCTTGATTTGAAGGTGTGGGCGATCAATCAGCGCGGTAGTTACCGTTGGCGCGCGCTTGATGATGGCGACAACGTCATCAACGCCGCGACTAACCCGCTCGGTCTTGGGCTGCGGGTGCTGTCGAGCAACTTCAATGCCTCGGCCATCGGAAGCCTGTCTTTCATCGAGCGCTAGCATCGAGAATGTTGCGCTACAAAAGGCAAAGCCCAGGCGGGATCGGGCAGCTATTCGAAGGTGGCCTCCCCTCAAAAGGAGGCCATCTCGTTCGTGAAACTTATGCGTCGACATGCTGTCACTGCGCTCATATCACGGAAATTTCCTCGATGCGGACCATCAACGATCATGTTGTCGTCTGCCGCGGCTGCATGAAGCTGATCTGCTTGCGGTGCGCCGGTCAGCCCTGCCGCCCGCAGGAGGCAGAGGCCGAGCGAATCGAGCGCGAGCATCGCTTGCGTAGTGCGCTCGATCGGCAGGCGTGGGGCTGTTACTGAGAATGAAAAATGGGCAATTGTTGCAGCTGCTCACGTTGGAAGGTGGCGCGAACGCGCATCTATGGCAACGGCGAATCGTTCGACGATTGGCGGGCCGAGCTTGGTAAGGGCAGATGCACTCTCCTCGCCGTTCTGACGAAGGAGTCGTTTGGCTGCAACGAGTATTGCGAAGGCGCCGAGCCCGTCATTATTGAGCATCGGCCGGAACAGCAACCGTGGCATCATTGCTGGGCTGGTACGTGTCCAGATTGTGAAGGGAAGGCATCTTGGGGAGTTGAAACGAGCCCTGGGTTTATGACGACGACAGTATGCGGACGATGCTGTGGCACTGGGAAGGTGCGTCATTACGGAGACGGTTATATCGGCGAAGAGAAGACACGCCGTCATCCAAAACAGGGACCAGAGCATCCTCCGTGTCCGAAATGCTCAAATCCGATCCGGGATTATCGGTGGGGCAATTGTCCGCAGTGCGGCCATAAGCTCGAACCGCCGGCAGCAACAGAGGTCATCGAAGATCAGAGTGTCGGCGGCATCGAGGCGATCAAGGCTATGGAACGTAAGAGATCAGACGCGACAATGGGGCAAAGTAGATGACAGATTTCTGGCCGTGGTTTGATGACTATGCATCTCCGTTGCTGAAAAGCGGATTTTGCGACAGATCGCGCACATTTCGGAAGATGTTCGAGCATCTCGATGGCTTTGAACATCCGGTACGTATTTTCGAGACTGGATGCATAGAGGAC